TCAAATGTAGCAAAACTTGCACAAGCGCAAGATTTTGAATTTGGAACATTCCAATACTAAGGAGTAATAATGATTGTAAATAATTTAAAACAAATGGAAACTATTGTTTCTACTAATAGCAAGTTGTCTTGGGATGGTTGGGATGTTGTTGAACTAACTCCATTAGATTCTGCTGCCTTTGAAAAAAACGGAGTATATAAAAACAATAAATGGAATATTCAAAAAAGATATGTAGCAAACCGCAATGGCTGGACTATGCCAGATAAGTATAAACAATATGAATAAACATTTATGGAAAGAAAGTGCTGCTTGTAAAGATTTTGATACAAACTTATTCTTTGATAAGTATGAAGAAACTCCAGATATTCGTCATGGTGTTGACAGCGTGTGTCTTAAGTGTCCAGTAGCAGCAACATGTTTTGCTGTAGGTATATCACAGAAAGAATATGGAATTTGGGGCGGTATTTATTTGGACAAAGGTAAAATATCTAGAGAGTTTAATAGCCACAAAACAAAATCTAAATGGTCTGAAATATGGCAGAATCTGACAATGAGGTAAAATGTATACAGATGCAATGAAACGAGCCGTTAGATCTATTACTGCTCCACAGGGGTTTGGCGTAGACATTATTGACAATGAGCATTTTATTACAGTAAGAGCAGATGAAAATAAGTTCATGCAGTTATTTGACAGGGACAAGAGACTTGCTGTAGAATATATGGTAAGGGTTAAAAAAGCCTTGGAATCAGAAGGGGCAATAGTTTTACTAGTTAGAAAACCACTATAACTACAATAGAAAAGGAAAGCAATGAAGTATAAAGTATCTGCACTATTAGCATTAATTTTATTTGGAACATTTGTTCCAGCACCATCTCAAGCAACTACGCCTTCATCAATTGTTGTAATTGATACAGGTACAAACCTATTTCAACAATCAATTGCAACTGAGGTTTGTATTATTGAAAGATATCTCTGTGCCAATGGAAAAAATTATATGGAAGGTCTTGGAGCAGCAGCAATTCCAAAAAGTACAAACAAAACACTAAATCACGGATCTCAAATGATTTCCGTTATCTTAGCAGTAAATCCAGATGTCAAAATAATTCCAATTAGAATAGTTGGCGTTACAGATTCTGGACAAGTAGATATTTATTCTCTAAGACCAGTAAAGACAGCACTTGATTGGGTGATTGCCAATGCTCAGAAATATAATATTGCCGCTGTAAATATTTCTCAGGGTTCAATTCAGGCTAATTGTGCAGTCCCAGATGGTATGAAAGAGCAAGTCTTAGCGTTAAAACAATTAAATATTCCGGTAATTGCTGCAACAGGCAATCTACAAAATAGAAAAGCAGTAAATTCACCTGCTTGTATTAATGATGTTGTTTCAGTTGGAGCAACAGATAATACATCAATTGATGGGCGCTCTGCATATGATATTAAAGCAGTTCCAACTATAGCAAGGTATTCAAATGGTTGGAACCAAACAGACTTCTATTTAAATGGTAGATGGTATGTAACTAATAGAGATGGATCTCGTACATTCACCGCAGGAACTTCAAACGCGACTGCGACATTATCTGCTTATTGGGTTTTAAATCTTAAGGGTTCTTTTGATGAAACCTACAACTTTCTACTTGCTAAAACAATACCTACAAACAATCAATGGCTATCTGGTAGATATCTTTCAACTGGATACATGTCTGCTTTGTAGCATTAAATACTAAAGAGCATTTGCTAATACAGATGCTCTTTAATTTTAATTTAGATAGGAGTAAAAATGCAAACATTTCTGCCGTCTAGCGACATTTCATATACCGCAAAATCTTTAGACAATAAAAGACTTAATAAACAAATCCTTGAAGGGTATCAAATACTCAAGGTGTTGTCTGGAGAGTCTATCTCAGGAGCATGGCGTAATCACCCTGCAGTGCTTATGTGGAAAGGCTATGAGACTGGCCTGTGGTCTTATATACAGCACATGATAGAAGAGGCTAAGATTCGCGGTATTAAGACAATAAACAATGAGAATAACCTTAATGATCTTAAAGCAAAATGTTCGGGTAGATGGGGAAAGACTCCGCCAATGTTCTGGTCTAATGATAATAAAGTAATGCGTATTACAACAACCCACAAGGCTAATCTATTTAAAAAAGATCCTATCTATTATATTAAATATCAGTATGCAGAATCAAGCCCATACAATGTTCCGTGCTGTCCAGAACGCAAAGTTCCTTGCCAATATTATTGGCCAACACATGAAGAAAGAAATGAGTTGTTAAATGCAGTTCTTTAATTTAATTACGTTTACTGGATTATTTTTAAGCATGTGCGTTATTATATCTTTGTCCTATAAGGTATATACATTAAAAACAATGTTAAAACAACTTGTTCTTGATCAAAGAATACTAAAGGCTTTTTCTGAAACCTTAAAAGATCAGTTAGATTTGATTAAAAATGAAACGGATGAAACTCAAGAGAACTTTATTAAATTTCTATCAGACTCTAGAGACGTGGCTTTTAATTATATTGAGGAAACAATGGCTACTGTTAATGATATTATCTTATATTGTGAACAACAAATTGAACAGCCAAAGTTAGCAGATTTATACTCAGATGCAAAATTAAGGTTTATTTTAGAAAAACTCAAGCCTATAGTTGAGCAAAAATAAAAAGATTTATAGCAATATACGCTATAATGGTATATGAAAGAGGTGATTAAATGAATAAAGAACAACTAAAAGCAATGCTTTCAAGTTACGGTCGCTCAGTTCTTGCAGCAGTAATTGCTTTGTATACCGCTGGAATTACAGATCCTAAAGATATGTGGGCAGCACTTGTAGCAGCCCTAGTTCCAGTCGCACTTCGTGCAGCAAATCCAAAAGACAAATCTTTTGGTAAGTTTGATGCAGTTGCAAAAGATGTAGAAGTTGCACTTAAAAATATCAAACCAGTTAAAAAAGCAGCAAAAAAGAAAGTTGCTAAAAAGGCTGTAAAGTAATTATACTTAATAAATAGGGATGGATATTTCTGTCCCTATTTTTTTATATAAAGGAAACTTATGAATTTTGTATACATATGTAAAGATGGTGAAAACGAAGAACTTAGATATTCAATTAGATCTGTTGTAGAAAATACTAATGATCCAAAAATTTGGGTAGTTGGTGGAAAACCAGATTGGTATCTTGGCAATTATATTCCAGTATTACAAAATCAACATAAGTATCAAAATGCACTTAACAATCTTAGGGCTGCCTGTGCCTCTGAAGAAATACCCGAAGATTTTATATTAATGAATGATGATTTTTATATTACAAATAAGGTAAATGAAATAAAAATATATAATAATGGATTACTTGAAGATCAAATAAATCAGTATCATAATCTTGGGATTAGATCTACTTATTTACATAGATTAGGAAAAACATATTCTTATTTACAAAAAAGAAACATACCAAGTCCCATTAGTTACGAACTTCACGTGCCAATGCCAATGAAAAAAAGTAAATTAATAACTATTCTTGAAGAAAATTATACAACACTTTGGAGATCAAAGTATGGAAATACATTTAATATTGGTGGAGAAACAGTAAAAGATGTAAAGGTTCACAAAGGTGGTGCATTAGTTGCATTATCATACAACCAAGACAAAGAACAAATTCCTTACTTGTCTAGCGCAGATAGTTCTTTTGTGTTTTTGTTAGATTATTTAACTACAAACTTTCCAGAAAAATCTACATATGAGCGATAAGATCTAAATATTTATCCTTTAGATTATTTTTAGCAAAATTATTTAATCCTATTTGTAACGCAGAATCTTTCATTTCACGCTTATCTTTGTTATTCATATAATCATCAACAATTGTTGCTAAATGTTCAGGACTTCCTTCATAAACATCTATTAATGATTTGGCCTGAAAACTATTAACATGTTCAGATTTTACCAACCATTCTTTAGGAAGAATTAAATTGTTTGGAGATATATTTGTCATAAATACTGGCAGTCCACTAATCAATGCCTCATTCATTGGAAGACACAAACCAGCATATCTTCTTGGCAAAACCATAGCATCAAATCCATTATAAAGTTCTTCTCTATTCTCTGGATTATTATTGTTAACTGTAACTCTTGAATCTTTTAGATTTAATTCTGGAAATTTTTGTGTTGTAATTACTAACTCGTAATTTGCTTTTGAATATTTAAGCATTTGTAAAACAGTTTCAGTTCCATTTCTATCTTTTGCTGCAAACTTTCCACCAACATGTAATAATCTATTATGATTTTTTGACATATTGTTTTGTCTAACATTTTCAAACAAAGTTGAATCGGTTGGCGGTGGAAGGGAAATTATTTTACATCTGCCATCAACCATTTTTTCAATTTGATCTATGTTCCATAAACTTGGAGCAAGTAAAACATCTGGAAGTTCTGCTTCTGGAACAGACATATTTAATAAGAATTCAAAATTATATTGTAAGATTGTTTTAATGCCTCTTCGTTTGGCATAATGTAAAAAGTCTTGCCTATAAAAAGTTTCACAACTTAAAACTATATCTATATCCCTTAAAAATTCTATTACTTCTGGTTTTGTTGGAAACCCAACTGATGTAGTTATTACATTGTAATCTTTATACCATTCTGGATGTTGCTTATTACCATTAAAATGTTTTGAATCAATCAATAAAATTTTGTCGGGATTAAGCATTTTAACTAATTCCCGTGTTTGATTGCCTAATCCAGTGTTATCAGATCTAGCAATAATTCCTAATCTCATAAAATATCCTTGTCATCTTTAAACATTTCTGATTGTCTTAATATTTTTTTTGCATCCTCAATGCTTGTATATTCCCAAAAGTCATCATCTTGTGTAAATTTTTTAGTGCTTTGTCTTCCATCTAAATATAAAACCCTACTTAAGTTTTGTCCATTGTCTGGATAATAAATAAACATTTTGTGTGCTTCCCAATTTCTAATTTTAAAAACGTATGGTTCCTCAATCACAGGTTCTTCTTCAGGCAAATACTCGCAATCAGTTTGGGCCTTTCCATAAAATTCATCTTCAATATAATTTGTTTCACCAACATTTGGTAAAATAATGTCTTTATAGTAACTAGTAAAACTTAAATGTGGGTTTTGACTCCATTGAACAGTTTTTATAAAACTATCT